CCATTTGCAACTCAACAATCTTAGACTTGTTCTTGATGTCTTCTTCTTTTAATAAAAGTTCAGCAATCTTGACTCGCTTATCAAACTCACGAGAAGCCGCTTCATCTCCATTTGGCAAGTTCTTAGTCGTTGCGCCAAGGACTTTTGCTTGCACTTCTTGAGGCATCAACTGTGCTTCCATCGACAACTTCACAGCATTTGCCTTGTTTTCTTCAGCCTGAGTGGTCTGAACAGCAATCTGAGCCTGTGCCGCTTGCATAGCCAATTGAGCTTGCATTTGCTCCATTTCTTGAGCTTGTGGGTTAGGCTTGCTCATCTCATCCAAAGCCGCAATCAACTCAAATCGGTTGGTCAGACTAGAGTTAGTCAGAATGCCCTTCAAGATGATTGGCAAAACAGGGGTATTTGGGCCAAGAGTCTGCAACAAGCCAATGAACTGCTGTTGCTCATACTCACGAGCAATGATGCCCAAGGTGGCAGTTGGCACAAAATTCATGTCCACAGAGGGGTAACGCTCTGGGTCAAACTGCATATAGCGGAAAGCCGCCTTCTTAATGAACGGAATCAAGAAATCTTCTTGGAAGTTCACCAATGTGCGCTTGTACTTCTTGATGATGGAAGCAACAGCCATCGACATACCGCCTTGACCGCCATCACGAGAGACGTTACTAACCATGCCTTGTGAGTCAAGAGTGCCAGTAGCTTGCAACAGCATTCTTTCAAAATCTTTTGCAGTTGCCAAGTTGTTGGGGTCACTCTGACCGAACTTGAAGGGATACAAAATCTCGCTAGGTGCGCCATTTGTCAAGATTGCCTTGCCTGGCTTGATCTCAAACTTCATGCCACGGGGCAAACGAGTTGCATCCATCGCAATCATGGGGCTTGTAGTCAGGGCAAGTGAGTCCAAGTGGCTACGGGTCTGTGCATCAATAGCTTTTTGCATATTGAAAGCCTTCTCAACCGTACCCCGACCCAACAAACGGTTGGGAATTGTGTCGTCTTGGTAGGACAGGACTGGCCTATCCTTCATCATGTAGGGATTTTCTTCAGCTTTGAGCAACAAACCATCGTTGGCAATGACCACAATGGCCTCAACCATGTCTGTATAGTCTTCAGCGGCTGAATTCTCAGGGAATAACTCGACAATTTCTTTGTTTTCTTCTAAGTTATTCAGGTATTCACGAGGAACAAGACCGTAGTAGGTCAGCAAAAGCACCTTTTCATCCTGATATTGGCTTACCTCTTGGGTTGGCTCAAGATCGGTATCTTCATAGGTGGGCGTGATGTCTACTTTGCGGTAGATACCACGCTCGATACCCTCAACAACCTTGTGAATTGAGACATACTTCTCAATAGCCACACCCATACAGTCATCAATGCTTGTCCCATTAGGGTCAAACAGAAAGTTCTTTGGATTGATTGGTGTGATCTTGACCGCAATACGATCACGCTCAGTCACGCCAATAGCGGCTTGTCCCATTTGTCCAGGGATTGCCTGAGTCGTTGGGACATATTCCTTCTCAGTCTTGACGATGATCTCGCCAATACCTGTTCCATAGATTTCAGCCATCAACTCGATCTGGTCGATAGATTTTCTGATCTTGTCTTTCTTAAAGTCTTCCATCAGTTGAGACTTGATGATCTCAACATCAATGGGATTGCCGTTTACATCTTGGATATTGTCTTCAATGTCGAAGAAGTCGCCTTGACCGAAGATAGCTTCCATGATCTCAGCATGGCGGGTTTCTACGGCTTGTTGGGTAGCGGGGGTAACGATACGGCTACGCTCTGATTCACGAGTCTTGTCTTCAGAAGCCCATTGACCACGGAAGATGCGCTCGTATTCCAGCCAATCTGGGAGGAAGTTGACATCACGGTAATCACGCCATTTTTGGCAGTGGTCAACAACAAATCCTGTCAATTCTTTATCTGCCTCTGTTGGCTGATAAAACTCGTTTTGGTCTAATTTGACTTCTTTGTCTGTTGCCATGTGTCGCCCTTATATTCCCGAAATTACGTCTAGAGGCTCCCACTCATCTTCTTGGTCATCTTGGAAGTATGAGGTGACAGCCAGTTGGTCAATGTACGATAGAGCATCGGGTAGGTCATCATGCACACCTTGGGATGGGAACATCAAGAGTTGATCTTTAAATTCGTCCCAATCCTCCTCGGAGTTCAGCACAATCCTGCCATGCTCAAACCGTCCTTGAAGTGACCAAATGATACGGTCGGTTTTTTTACGATTACCGTGGGTCAAGTCAACTATGTGCGAATATACATTATTCTTCCGCATTAAGTCACTCAAATACGGCAAAACTGCGTTTTTTAGCGCCCCCTTCTCAATTCCTATGGAAAGTGGCCTGTATTCCCGAATCTTCAGCAAAATGGTAGCGGCAGTCTCCCGAATGTCCCATCGCCCATAAACAATCTCTTTGACGAACCATTTGCCCTCGTCTGTCACCTTAACCACAGCAATAGCAGTCTGGTCTAGCCGCTTCTTGGAATTAGCCGCTTGTTTGGCAACTTCTTCAAATCCAGCCAAGTCAACAGCAATAAAGTAGCTACCATACTCAGGCTCAACACCGTATTTCAGCCATTCTTCCTTGAAAATGTCAGAACCAGCATTGTCAAAGGAGGCCATATATTCTTGGCGAAAAGCAAAGGAGGATAGTGTTTTCTTAGCAGATTCGATCTCAGTTGGGTCGATCAGGGGGTTATCTTTGGTTGTGAAGTGCCAAGATTTCCAGTCTGGGTCGGTTTCTGAGTTTCCGAGTTTAAATACGTCATAGAAAAAGTTACGACCCTTGGGAGTACCGATGAACATTGCCCGACCCTTTTTGTCTGACAACGAAGCACGAATAACTTGCTCCCATGCTTCTGGTTTGATGTCGGCAACCTCGTCAAGCACAGCATAGGTGAGTGACACTCCTCGCAGAGTATCTGGGCGATCTGCACCTCTAACATAGATTTTTGCTCCGTTTATCAGGGTAATGTCCATGTTGTTGATGTGACTGGCTTGGATGACATCCCTACCCAACTCCATCAAAACGTCCCAAACGATCTGCCGTGCCTGTCCGTTTGTAGGGGCTACATACATAACAGCACTTCCTGATGGGCATCGTAAACCCTCAATCAGCAAGGTAATGGCTGCCAATCGTGACTTTCCGCAGCGTCGACCAGCCGCAATAACCTTGAATCGGGTTTTATCGGTAAATACCGTTTCTTGCCACGGCAATAGTTTGAATGACAGATCAGCCATGAAAGCTGTTTCCTTTTTGCAAATTCTTGCGTTTTTCAAGGACTTGGAGATTCCAAGGCACATTTAAGCCACTGACGGTTTTGCCTCTTAGCGGAACAATGTGGTCGACATGGTAATGCTCGCCAGTGTGCATTCCAAGCATATTGGCTGTGTAATAGTATTCTTCGATCTTTTGCTTGTCGACATCGGATAGCCATCTTGGTGTCCGACACAACAATGCGGCTCTTTTTTGAGATGAATAGGTGGCTTGCTTGTGCTTGTTTTCATTACGCCAGTCGACCATTCGTTCGGCATATTCTGACTTTTTGGCGGCATAGTTATTCCGCATTTCTTGCAATCGGCTTTCTTTTCTCAATTCAAAAGACAGCTTCATGCACTCGCAACAAGTACCTTTTCCAGTGTATCTAGGAGCCAGATGCCCATGAACACAAGGTTTTCCAGTGAAGTAAAACTTGTCTCCATTGAGTTTGGCTTGATTCCTTGTAGTGGTATCAGACATCACGAGCCTCAATATCCTCTGCGTCGACCACTGGTGCATGGGAAATCTCCCCAATGCCTGTGATGTTGATTGTCACTGCTGACCGTTGCTTTCCTTCTTTCTCAAACAGGGAAACAGGAAGCATTCTGTCCATACAGAGTTTGATTGCAGCCATCTGAGCAGGGTGTTCGTCATTCATGGCAATCTCAACTGCCTTGTGGACAACATTAGAACCAGCACTGTTTATCAGGAGTTCTTTGAGTTCTTTGACTCGCTGAAGTTCAGTCTTGGGGAGTAGTGCAGGGGGACTATCGGCATAACGAGCCATAGTCATAGGTTTGGGAATAGCAACAGCTACAGGCTTGGGAGGACGGCCTCTAGGCTTTTTCAGTTTGTCAGGTAAAGCGTCAATTGCATTCATCTTTTGTCCACAGGATGGAAGTTAGCGATTACTTTACATCAGAATAGGAATCTTGTATAGTGCAGACAACGGGGGCATCACCCACCCCTCTATGCGGTTGAGCCGACCAAGTAGGATAAACGTAGTGAACCATGTGGCTTCTAGTAGGGCTTGCTTAACGATGTGACATCGCTGGCAACAACTTGAACAGGGCAAGTAGTGTGGAGTGATAGGACTGACAGCCATCACTAACTTAGATAAACGAGAGGCTCTCCCTTAACAGGGAATTACCCTTTTTTCTTCGGGTGACATTCCTATTTGTCTTCCACCTTATTGAGCCAGCCTTGTTGTGTCAAACAGTCTGATTTAGCTTTTCGAGTGTTGGGGAGGCTACATCAATATTTCCCACACACGACCACCCCCTCCCCCCCAGTAAGCGCACACTCACTTAATGCGAAGCTAGCACTCACTAACACCAGGAAAAGTAAGCGCACACTAACAGTAGATGCAAATAAGAATCATTCTCATCTAGTAGTTGGTAAGCGCTAACATGGCGCAGGGCTAAATGAGAATCATTCGCATATGGGATCGATGCATCATAATAAGGGGACTAACAACAATAGCTAAACTGTATAACGATACCGATCAATAAAGCTTGAAGTTATATTAAATTAGATACTTAAATATTCATATGGTTTTGGAGCTACTATATAGATCAACGGGTTACGAGAGTTGGCATGATTCTTCCATGATATATAGTGTAGGACATAGAAAAAACGGTCCTGCTTTCTTAAACAAGTGTCAATTTTTAAAGGGCGTAAATCATGGTCAATCCGTACAAAACAATCCTAAAATCTTTAGGGCTTACCTATAAGACAATTCTAGGTGAATCTTCTGCTAAGACCGTGAAAGGGGAAAAAATCGGTTATCTAACTGGCATTGTCTACCTAGTACCAGATCACAAGATCTGTCCGCTTGCAAGGGCTGCTGGCTGCTTCGAGGGATGCCTAAAATCTGCTGGTAGGGGCGCATTTAATACAGTGCAACAAGCTAGACAATCCAAAACCGATTATTTTTACAACAATAGACAAGCTTTCCTGTTATCCCTGGCTGCTGATATCTGGTCGCTAGAGCGTAGGGCTGCTGCTTTAGGCTTGATCCCTTTAGTTAGACCTAACGGAACAAGCGACATCCCTTATGAGAATCTAATCGTATGGGATAACAAAACCATTTTTCAACTATTCCCCGAAATACAATTTTATGACTATACAAAAATACCTAGTCGTAACCTAGTAGGCAAAACAAGCGGGAATTATGATCTTACCTATAGCTTCTCTGCTATCACGCCTAAACCGATATCAATTAAGGGATTGACTAACCCGAATAATTCTAGAGTGGCTGTCGTATTCCAAAAACAATCCGATATCCCTACTAGCTTCAGATCATGGCCTGTAGTTGACGGTGACGATAGTGACGTGCGCCATATTGAACCCAAAAACGTAGTAGTAGCTCTCTATGCTAAAGGGAAAGCAAAACGGGAAGATAACGGTTTTGTCCAAATCAAGGGGATCCACTATGCATAAGACCATGACGGCAAAATATAGGGGTATCTGCGCCATTTCAGGGGCTGCTATCAATAAAGGGGATGATATTGTCTACGATACGGTTAGCCGTAAAGCATGGTTAGCAGAGCCAGGGGATTGTCAAATTAGGACCATGCCAGATCATGGTCGTTATATATCCGATGTCTATCGATTCTCTAGTGGTCTTACTACTTATAGAAATAAAGCGGGTTTATGTATTGATGCGCCATGCTGCGGGTGTTGTACGGGTTAGATACTAGACTGTAGATCCTTGATTCAGGGATCTATGGCCTAGGCATTTTCCTAGGTTTTTATAGGTGTGAATAATGGACAAAATCGATAAAATTGTAGTTACGGTTAGTGCTGCTGGGTTTTTATGCTTGATGCTGATTCTCGGATTGTGGGGTTAACCATGACTACTAGAGAATTAAACAAAAAAGCAGCATATTGCCTGGGTTTTTATCATGCTTTATATGATGAATTCCAGCACAATCCCTTCATAGATCAATACTATAACTACTACAAAAAGGGTTTTGATGATGGAATAAGGGATAAATTATGATCTATGCCACTGTCGCATTAATCCTGAGAATAATATTTAAAAAATAACTTCTAACCCGCTTCGGCGGGTTTTTTATTACCTACTATGTTAGTGAGTACTTTCCAATTTTAGGCTTTTCTAGACCGTTTCATGGTCTACCCTTATCAAGCCCTAGGTCTAGCATAAAAATCGATTCTAGGCCACTTTAAAGCCTTCTAATCGATATCGTTATCTGCTATCAAGCATAGACCAATACAGTCTATGGGATCATCAAGCCTAAGACCGACATTGTAGAAATGACTAGCCCATGCTAGGGCTACCCTTATTCCTTGTTCATTGTCACCGTTTCCAATTGTCTCTGCTATCAATCCCTCTTCTTTAGATAACGTGATTCTGAGCAGTCTAGGGTATGTATCAGGGTTTTTGTGCGGTTTGCCCATTTATGGTATGCCTTAAATATTCTGCAATTAGTAGGGCTTCTGCTTTGTTAATGTCCTTTTTTAGCTTTAGTTTTGCTTCAGGCCACAGATAACGTGCCATGTCCAACGATTCATTTTTGTCTGCTGTTAGGTGAAAGTGCTTTTTCCAGCGTTGAGGCGTGACTAGGTGTACAGGATATCGGGTCAACTCGGCAACTGCTGAAATGACACCGACAGCACGACCAAACGAAAAGGTAGAGCTAACCCCTTGGCCAGGCATTGAATGGACTTGTTCCATACAAATCTCAGCCCCTTCTTTGGGGTCTACTAGGCCAAGAATCCTACTTTTGAAAACCAAGGCCAGAATGTGTTTTTCTTGGTGTTGAATGTCGAATGCCTCAAGATAAGCGCCTTGGCTATCTATTGCACCCAAAGCGCCATTAACGCTACCAGGGTCAATTCCGATGTAAATCATTGATTTTCCTTAACTTTTTGCAAGAATTCCTCTTGGATGCCCTTATAAAACCCATAAACGTCATTCTCCAACTCTTTGACCCTGTGCCATGTGTGCTGTTTGAAACCCTGAGTTTTCGCCATCCTGACAAGATGCAATAAGGTCTCTTGGCGATGAGCCTCGAAGGTCGCCGCAAAGCCACAAGGCTTTTGTGACTGCGAGTAGGGTATGGTGTCTGATTCCATGCTTGTGTTCATCCAGCAGTTGATTTGCCTCTTGTCTTGTCATGCTCGACCCCTTAAAGCAGCCAATTTAGCCCTGATTTCGTCTGGCATAGGCACTGATGACCTTCTGCTGTGTTCAATGGCTTCTAGGGCTGTTTCTGTGCGTTTAATCTCAGGAATCTCAGCACCATCCCATCGTTGTTGATTCAGGTATACCAAAGGGGCAGGGATAAAAGCACCATTTGCCTTTAACCACTGCTCAGTAGTCTTTAGCCATTGAACGTGCTTGATGATTTGGTCTGCTTGAGTGTCGCAATAAGACTTTATCCACACCTGTTTGCATTTAGACTTTCCACCCTTTCTTGGGTTACTAGGCCAAATTTTCCAAAAGTCTTCAAACATTGTTTGACTCCTCAGATGGGGTAAAGATGCCAGTCCATTTTTCCTGTTGTTCTTTCATCAGGTCGGGTAACAAGTTAAAAAACACCTTTGTTTGTTCAGGTGATAGCAAGAACTGAGTCACTCGACCACATTCGAAACAATCTTGTTTCAACACAAGGTATCCAACATCAGAAACAAAGAATTCGGTGGGATAGCTGTCATTTAAGTGCATTGCATTTCCTTTAGACATAGGTTCTCCAAGGGTGGATAGACAAGAATCTATCCTCTCCTCTCCAGACAGTTTAGTGTTCATTCATTCACTCCTATTAACATTGAAAAACCAAAAAGCCCCAAGTGCGCTTGACGGATTTGTTCGCTTATACAACTGGCCTTGTTTACCACCGATGTACCAGTTGCTTTACCAGTCGCCAAATCAACGCTGGTCACGTTTTGCACAAGGGGTGTACTTGTGTGCGGTGTTTTCTTCCAAGCAGTCCATGCAGACTCACTACTATCGTGTGGAGTACGGATGCTGAGTAGGAATAGAAAAAGCCGCTTGCAACTGCTCTCTGGTGGTAGTCCTTTGTAAATTATTCCTACGAAATTTACAAAAGACAGAAAGCATGTGCAAACGGCTTCAATCTCGTTACCTACCACAGCAACGGGTCTACTATACAACAAAATTAAATTCTGTTGCAAGTATTTTTTTTAACAAGTTGGTGTTGCTGTGTGCAAACTACGACACTTCAAGAAATCCAAAGCACCTCGGCGGGTGATCTTGTCCTTCCAGTTACCCTCGACATACAGCTCTGACGTAGTGCCATTGCTGATTCTTGGGATGTGCTGAGGCTTTTCCATCAATGCCAAACGTCCAGCATTGGTCATGTGCCACAAATCGCCAATCTCCACCACCAAGCCATTCATCTCAAGGTTTTTCAGATGGGTTGGAGAGTGATATGAACCAGGCGAATAAGTCTCTGTCGTAGTGAACGAGATGCTGCTTCTAGGGCCATTAGTTAGGCGTTTTAGTGTTTGCAGTTGGGGTATCGACAGTTTCATTGTTTTTCCTGTTATTGATGGACTGAGCCAGTAGTTTGCGTAACCACACAGCTCCTCCAAGGGTTTTGAACTCATCTTTGAGGCTTTTAGTGACTCGCACAGCAATTTGAATGCTTGAGCCTGTGATTTCTGAGGGTGGTCTTGGCATAGTGCAATTATTGTATAGTGTCATACTGTTTGACAATAAGGGAAAGTCCCTATATCATCACAATCATTCTGTCTGACAATACAGATTCCAACAACTTGAGAGGTGTCAACATGGAAATCATTGAAGACTTTTACAGCGAAGAACTAGAGAAAGATGTCACTGTTGTTTTGACTTGGTACGACTATGATGTCGCCACAAACTACCTTGACTTTGAGTGGGAAGCTCATGACGAGAGTGGTAAAGACGTTCGCAACGAATTGTCTGGCGCAGAAGAAGACGAGTGCGAAGCCATTGCTCGCAGATATGCCAAGTCGCTATGAGCTACGCACAAGCGTTTATCAGGGTGTTGGTGCTGGTGGTTCTTGCCACATCAATCAATGCCCATTTAGAGCCTCGTAAGACCCCATTAACGGCACAAGAACTG